GAACGACCGACCACCTCCATCCCGGACGGGTTCTTCTTCACTTCCTGAGAGGGATAGAAGGGCATCGGCAGCAAGCCGTTTTCCATATCATCCAGCGCCAGGTAGTAGAGGCTGTGCCCCGCGTTCTTGTCCACCATGCACAGCTTGTGCTCATCGACCGTGCGGGTCATGGTGCGCCCTTTGCCGCGATAGACGCTGCTTTCCAGCTGTACCGAATAGCCGCCGACCGAGACTTCGTTCTCCGATACGATCTTGACCTGGACAATATTGGACTTGGATTCATCGGCCAGGGCCACCAGCTTGCTAAACGCCTTGCGGCCCGCCAGCGACACCGTGCTGTCACCGTAACCCTTGGCCTGAAGTTGGGAGTGCATCTCGGTCAGGGTGTCGTACACATGCACGATCTTGGCACTGGCTGCATCCCACAGGACATCCGGGGTGTAGATCTGGGTTTGACCAAACTCCACTTCGTATTCATCAAAGCCCTGGTCAGTCTTCATCGGGTAGCTGATCTCCCCGGTCAGCCCCTGGGCACACAGCGCTTCGGTCGAGCGCTGGATAGCATCCAGCATCTGGTTGATGCGCCCTTCAATAAAGGCCTGCACCGACTGGTTGCTGACCATCTTGAGGTTGTTGATCTCGGCGGCGGTGAAAAAGTCCGAGACTTCGAAACCCTGCACATCAATGGAGGTCAGAGTGCCGCGCCCCTGATCCAGGGCAAACGCCTGGCTACCACGGCGCACCACCGGTACGTTGGTGAGGGTACGTTGCAGGTCGGCCAGGGTGATGGCGGCAAACGGGTGTTGCTTGCCCTCTTCGCCATAGACCAGTTTGCGGATGCGCTGGGGCACCGATTGGCGCTTTGCCATCTGCCCGGCAATGGCTTGCGGGGTCATAAAGCTGCGGATGAGGTCGATAATTTCCATGATGCTGTTCCTGTCAAAAAGAGGTAATGAAGCGTTGAGTGGGCAAGCCGGGGGTTAACCCCCCCAGCTGTCCTCGGGATACAGGCCTGCGGCCATCAGGGTCAGCGCTTGCGCCTGGGTAAGCCCCTGGCCGCCGACGGTGACGGCATCGGCGCGGTAGCAGCCATGCAGCAACGCCAGCACACTGCCATCCCCGGCCTGCGGGGTGTTGAGCGCAATGCCCATCATCGGCAGCGCCACGGTAGCAGGGGCCGCGTCTACGCCAGGGGTGACCGGCACACTGGCCTCACCGTCCCACAGCTCGGCCCCGTCGGTGGTGACATGCAGCGGTACACCCGCTTCAATGCCCGCCCATCCGGCCTTCAGGGCGATGGAGTGAATGATCGGCGGGTGTCCTGCCGCCACGATGCTGCTCAGGCGCAGCTCGGCCTTACGAGAAAACTGGGTCATGATGATGTCCTTAATCGATAACTACGTGGTCTTAGCCGTGCCTTAGAACTTGGAGACGCGAGCCACATCATTGAGGTTCAGTTGCTGTTTGTTGCCCTTGTCATCGGAGAACTCCAGCGCCTGCCCCAGTGGTGACGGCTTGTTCGGGGTCACTGTGCGGGCATTGATGGTGGCCTTGACCGTGGCATAGAGCCCGTCTTCAGCGTTGTTGCACAGCTCAACCGGCTCGGCCTTTTGCAGCATGGTCAAAAGCGGCTTGAACTCGGCTTCACCCCAGCCTTTGGCGTTGGCCAGCTCGGTGGCCTGGGCAATGCGATCCGACTTGACGGTCTCCTGCATGGTCTTGAGCTGGTCACGCGCTTGCGAGTCCACCAGCGGCTTGTCCTTGCCCTGCTCACCCGGCTTTTTGTCCTTGTTCGGGTCATCGGTCTGGTCATCTTTATTGCGCACATCTTTCATGGCGGCGGCCAGCTCTTCTTTGGTCATCTCAATGTCCTCTGTTTGACTATCTGAAAAGGTCAGCACTCCCGAGAGCACGACCATCTGTTCCATGCCATCGCTGGAAAGCTCCACCAGCTCCCGCGTTTCGGTTTCCGCTGCCGGGGGCAGTTGCCCCAGGGCGGCGACGTGGTGCAGGTAATAGCCCTTGCCATCCACGGTCGGATAAATCCCGGCACTGAACCCTTCGAACTTGCCCTCGTCTTCGAGCTTTTCGAGTTCGGGGGTGTAATGCAGCTCCACCACCAGTTCAGTTTTCCCTGGCACCCGGCGACTGGGCTCGGTGCGGGGGTTGTCTACCCGCCCGAGTGCCGCCACCTTGTCCGCCCCCTGGGCAGGGTGCCCCAGGGTGATCGGGGGACGGCCATCACCGGACCAGCGCTTCACGATGTCCCCCAGCATGGCCTTGGTGACGGTCTTGCCGTTTTTCTGCACCCCGTCACCGACCAGGCTCAACGTTCTCACTCGGGCCATGGGGTCTCCTTAAATCGTGATGGTGATGCCATAGCTGCCGCTGTCGCCGCTCGGCTCGATGATCCCGTTAGGGATGTCGATGAGCAGCGCCGTGCCCTGCTGGTCCGCCACCTCGATAAACAGCACCGAGATCTCGATGTTGTAGGGCTGCGGATCATCGCTGTAGGTCGGGGTGGGCGGGTTGAGCACCCAGCCCTTTAGTCGGGTTACCGCGCCACCAACGGTGCGGGTGCCGGTGTCGGTATCGAGTACCCGCACCGTGCCGGTCATGCGCAGCTCCACATAGCCATCGTTGCGGGTCAGCTGGCGGATATCGCCGACCGACAGGCTGTTGAAGTTGAGCTGGGCCTTGATAGGCTCCACCTTGCCAGTGGGCACTTCGACGTTACCAACGCCCCCGAGCCCGCCCACGTTGGTGGTCTTGCGGCGGACATCGCAGGACGCCTGCGAGACGCGCCCGATATACATGGTGTTATTGAGGAACACCGACTGGTCACGCCAGACAACGGACTTTTCGGTAGCCATCAGTTACCCCCTACCAGTTTCTTGAAGGCCTCTTCCAGCCCCTGCACGTAGATCTCGGCATCCATCATGATGTGCTCGGTCACCATCGGCGGGGTGAAGCGGTATTTGAAGCGGATGATCCCCTGAGCCAGGTTCACCAGCGGGTTAGCACTCACCTCAATCCAGCACTTGCCATCGATAAGGGCACTGCCAATCTTGGAGCGCAGGAAGTCGTTCACGCTGTCCTGTACCCGTCCCAGCAGCGTGCTTTGCAGCTGGTCAGGGCGGGTGAACATCGGGCGATCCAGGAACTGCATCACGAAATACTCGATAGACTCCTCAATCACGTCAGCGGTACGCCGCCAGCACAGGAAGGTCATCGGGTCGGTCTTGTCCGGGAACGCAGTTGAACGGTTACCAAAGGCCAGCCAGCCGCCATAGTTGATGAGGGTGGCAATGCCGTTGGCGTTGAGGTAGTTCACCGGGGTGTCCCGCTCGTTGATGATGAACTCCAGCTCATGCTCCGTGCCGACCACATCCCCGAGTTTGAGGTTGGACGGTGAGCACCAGTAACCAGAGCCGCCTTGAATACCGGCCAGGTCTTTGTCTACCTGGGCAATCAGACCCGCCCAGGAGGGGGCCGCCCACGCGACCGTGGCGGCGGCATCGGCATCCAGCACCTTGGGCCGTGGCCACAGGCAAAAGATCCGCTCATCACTCATCGCCTGCTTGGCGAGGCGAGCCGCCTCCGGGGTGCTGACGTTGGCGGGGACATCTGCCAGCCAGGTCATGCGGATCTTGCGAGCAACCGGCAACACCGCGCCGCTGGCACCGGGCTTGTGCATGATGCCGGGGGCCAGACCAATCTTGGGGTTAAAGCCGAACTTGGTTCGGGCCTTGAGCAGCAGCGGCACCGCCTCGATAAAGGCCGCCAGCAGGGCATCCGAGGGCTTGGCCACGGTCAGGGCACAGGTCAGGGTTACCGGGGCCCAGTTCGCATCCCCGGCCAGCTCTGCCGTGATTTGGACAATGCCCTCCTTGATGGGGGTCACTAGGCCCGTGGCATCCACGGTTGCAATAGCCGGGTTGCTGCTGCGCCAGATCACCGGCAAGCCTTGGCTATCGACCACCATCAACGCCAGCACACTGCCCAGATACGCCGTCTGCGTGGCGTCGGTCAGGGCGGCGCCGGTAGCGGTCTTGCCTGCGTTCGGGTTGGTCTGTGCCACCGTGACGGTGCAGGTCAGGGTATCGCCTTCAAAGAAGTCGTTACCGGTGACTGTCAGGGTGAGGGTCACTTCACCCGCCTTGATGGGGGTCAGGACACCGGTTGCGGCATCAATAGTGGCCACAGCCTCATCATCCACCGACCAGGCCAGTGCCAAGTCGTTGGGGTTGTGCATGACCACGGGCAGGCCTGCGCCGTCATCAATGAAGGCCTTGGCCGTATTGGAGCCAAGGGTGACCCCGCTCGGGCCTTTACCGTCAGGGGTCTGGAAATCAGCGTCTTTGCCAAGGGGCACGCCAATGACCGTGTTGTACGGGGTGTAATAGGTGTGTACCCGGCGCAATGTCTCCAGGATGGAGCCATCACCATAGGCGGCCTTGGCCTCGTCCAGGGTACGGGTCAGGACCATCTGCTTGGGGGCTGCCAAATCGCTTGTGCCAAACACCGCGATGATCGAGCTGGCAATCTCGTTAACAGGGACCGGGCCACTGACGGTTTCAACCGTCTCGACTCCGTGAAGAAATGTCGCCATGGGTTCCTCCTTATAGCGTCAGGAGGAGAATACGCCGTTAAAAAAATGGCCGGTGCCCAAGGGCAGCGGCCAACACAGAGGGATCGCGGGAGGGGAATTCAGGCTGCCAGTAACATCGTCTCAAGGGTGCCGGTAGGTTGCAGCCGATAGACCAGCTGCAAGGTCACTCGCCCCCCGGCAGACTGGTCTACCGTTTGGGCGTCCCGGTGTACGTCTACGCGCAGCAACTTCACTCTGGGCTCATAGCGGGTGACGGACTCCAGGATCGCCACGATGGCCAGTTGCAAGTGCCAGTTGGTGCGATCCAGGTACTTGACCAGATCGCAGCCGTAGTTCGGGTCCCAAATCTTCTCCCCCTTGCGGGTGCGCAGCAAGACCCCGAGGGACTGCTCCACATCCTCCTTGAGGGTCAGGTTGCGCCGCCCCCAACTCTTCAGGTGTAACCCGTACATCTCCACCCCCTTCAAAACGCTTCAAATCGCGTTCAAATTCATTCAAGAAAAAATTTACGTGCCATCGCACCGTATACGCTTGAGCGAGCTCAAAACGCGATACAGGCCGCCTCACGACATGGGCACATTAGGCTTGCCAGCCCCGTTATCGGGGTGGCCATGTTGGTTGTACTGCGAACGTATGGTGGCCATGCTGCCGGTCTCGTCGTTGACCGCCTTCGCCTGGACGGTTTCGGTGACCGTCAGGCTCTTGCTGATGGTCACTTCGCCATCGATATCGAGCTTCGAGACCAGGCGGGCCCCCTCGGGGGTCATCTCAAAGAGCTGGCTACCACCTGGCATCGAGAACCGGAACGTATGGCTCTCCTGGTCATAGGTACACCGGGCCCCATCATCGAACTCGATCCCGAACACCTCCGGGTTATCCTGGAACGGCGTATCGGTAGCGTTATAGAGCGCCCCCAGCACGTAGCCCGTGCGCATATCCCCAAGCGGGGGAAACAGGCACAGCACCTGCTCCCCCACCTTCATGTTGCAGCTGGTGCGCACCCCAAGCGAACGGCGGGCCAATACCCGCAGCCAGTCGCTTTCCATCTTGTCGTGGGAAGGCAGCACCACCTTGACCCGCTGACCCGCGCCCTCGACCTCGGTCACTTCCCCCACGCAGATGATGCGCATCAGCCGTGACAGCAGATCGGCACCGGCCTCTTTGGCCTTCATCAACTGCTCGATCATCTAAACCTCCCTCCCAGTCGCTGCGCAATGCCCGCCAGGCGCTGCGCCGCACTGACCACCTGCCGCTTACCGATCACCACCCCGGCAGTGAAGGTGCTCTCCAGCCCGCTGATGCACATCTCCAGCGCATCCGGGCAGTCATCGTGCCCCCTGGGGTAGTTAATCAGGTGCTCCTTGAGCAGGGTCTGATCTTCTTGCAGCAAGATGAGGCCGTTCTCGAACATCGGCCCGGCTGCCCTCACGGGCCACCTCCCGTTTGTAGATCGCCTGGAACTGGACGGTTTCAAAGTCGATGAAGTCCGGGCGAAACAGCCGGTAGACCTCACAGATACGCCTGGCCAGCGCCAGATCGCTCTCCTTGAAGCCCCGGCAATAGAGCACGTAATAGAGCCCGGTTGGCCGGTGCTTGGCCACCACCGCAATGGCCGAGTAGTCCCCCGTGGTTTTGCCGGTCGCCGGATCCACCGCCATCCCGATGGTGCAATCGCGCAGTGCGATATCCCGAGGCTGGAAGTATTCAAACCAGGCCTCGTTGAAGATCCGTTCTTCATCCGAAATGGGTTGGTTCATCCACTCGGTATACCAGAGCGCCCCCAGTTGGCGGCGCTTGGTCTCCAACATCGCCAACGGCCAGCGATCAGGCCACAGCGCGTCACCCGCCGGGGTGATGGCCCCGAAGCGCAGACCAATCCAGTTGGTCAGACGGCCCTCCTTGATCTCGCCAAGCAGGCGGCTGGGCAAGTCCTCCGGGTGCATGATGGTGTTGGCCACAATAGTGAGCGCCCCCTGGCCAAGGTTCAGAATGACCCGTTTAAACCAGGTGTAGAGCTTCTTGCGCACGGTGGCCGACTCCACCTCATCATCCTTGAGCAGGTCATCACAGATGATGTGGGTCGGGCGTTGGAACTTGTTCTTGATCCCGCGCAGCGCCTGCCCGGCCCCCACGGCCACGATGGCACTGCCATTGGCCAGCTGGAGCTTGGTCTTGGACCAGGTAGATCCCTTTTTCTGCTGGCGGCCATAGTCCGCCAGGATCTGTTCATCCTCCTGCAGGGTGGTTTTGATGGCGTCCACCATGCCGATGGCGCTCTCTTTACTCGCTGCGCACACCACGATGAAACTGCCGGGGAAGTTGAGGGCCAGCCACAGCGGCAGGGCCTGGGTATTGCGGGTGGTCTTGCCGTGGTCGCGGGGCTCGATGTCGAGGATCCCCTCATAGCAATCGCTGTCCCCGTTGATGTAGGCATGGTCTGCCTCACCGATGAGGGACTTGAACAGCTGCTCGTCGCGGCGTGCCAGGGTGCGCTGGGAGACCAGGCGGGTCAGCGCCAGCTGATAGTCGGCGAAGGGCACCGGAAAGGCCTGGTGCATGTAGGTCTGACAGAACCAGGCAAAGCCATCATCGCTACGGGCTCGCTGCCGACGGGCCTCCAACGCCTTGGCATCGAGCTTGGCCTTCTCGGCGACGACGGGCGCAGCGGCCTGCTCGGCAATCCGCTGTTTGGCCTGCTGGCGCAGCGTCTCCCGTTCGGCGGCGGTGCCAATCATGCACGCCCCCTCGGGGCCTTGACCTCGGTGCGCTCGATGGCATCGAGTACCGCCAGCAAGGTGGCGGGATCTTCTTCCATCAAAATCCGCTTGAGTTCAGCCTCCAGCGCTTTTTTAGCCGCCTTCACACCGGCCTGGAACTCCATTTTAAGGCGGCCCACGTTGACCTGGGCACGGGAGATACTGGCGACTGACTCGATAAGCTCCCCCGCGTTCTTGAACTCCAGCTCATCAATCGAGCGGACATACTCCGAGAGCTTCTGGCCCAGCATCTGCTGGGTCAGCTCCAGAATGTCGGTGCCCGGATTGTCCTGGATCTCCTGCAACAGCATCCGCGACTCATCCAGTGCCCGCTTGTAGTTAAGGGCCACGTCTTCGTTCTTTTTCAGTGACCGTTGGATTGCCGCCCGAGAAATATCAAAACCCTCTTCGCGCAGCACCAGCTCGATGTCACGGATGGGCATCTTCTCACGCTCGAACATCTCGATGATGCGCTCCAGCAGCCCGTATAAATCCACCTTTGACCGGCGTGCCATGTCTACCTCTTCACGTTGTCTTTACAGGCATTTTGACCATCCTCGTGCGTGCGCGATGCCCGTGGGCAACAAGCGAGTCAGGGGATAGGGATACTGGAGCCATTCCAGGAGGAGGTGCGCAGATGGCATCCAGTACAGACCGTTTCAATGCCCGCTTGCAGCAGATGAGCCAGGTGATGACCAAGCTCCCCGAGCTGCTGGCCCCCCTGGCGGTCACCTGCGTGCAACTCAACATGGATGGCCCGTTCAAGGCCAATGCCGCCTTGACCCAATCGCTCAAGAACCGGGGGGCCAAGCCCCTGTTTGATAGCGGCGAGACCCGCGCCTCCATCACCTACACCACCGAGCCTGGGCGCTTCACCGTCGGCTCTCCCTTGCCCCATACCCCGCTTATCAACAACGGCGGCACCCTGGTGGCGAAGAAGGCCAAGAGCCTGATGGTGCCGTCCACCCGAGGGCTCAAGCGCAAGGCCAAGGCGATGGGCATCAAGGGGCTGCTCGGGAGTCTGGAGAGCACGGGCTGGCGCATCGTCTGGCGGCCCAAAGCGGTGCTGGGCGTCCCGCCTGATGGCGGCAGCGTGCAGGGGCTGCCCCTCAAACCCAAGCAGCAGGACGGCAAGAAGAAGGCCCGCCGCCTGTGCCTGCTGTTTTACCGACTGGAGAAGATTGACGTGCCCAAACGTGAATTCATGGTGCTGCACAAGGAGCAACAAGCCCTGTTGCTCAAAGAGGCCAAGCGGGCCCTGGAGCGTGCCCGATGATCGTGCTGGACAAGCTGGAGCAACTGCTGGAGAGCCATTTCGCAGGCCCTGATGCCATGCACGTGGTCACCGAGCCCTCCAATGCGATGGCACGGCGCGAGATCCGCATCATGCCGACCAATCAGCGGTTATCAGAAGCTGACCGGATGAGCGAGATGACAGCCTATGTGCCTTACGAGCTGGTGCTTGATCTGCTGGTCTCGGTGCGTCTGTCCGGGGGCAACAGCAACAAGACCCTCACCACCGATGCCTTGCTCCATGCCATCGCCCTCAATGAGCTGCTGACCCAGCGGCTGGTGGTACTGGAAGGCGTCGATGAGGTGTTGACCGATATGCGCATAAGCCCGACACCGGGCTGGGAACTCAAGGTGGTCGGTGATGCGGAACTGGTCAACGCCAAACGCCTGAACAGCGGCTTTGCCGGTGATCAGGAGGGCGAAGAGTTCGAGCAGCGCAAGGAGGATCTCTACACCTGGCGTGAAGACTGGCAGGTCAGTCTGGTGATGACCGTTCATCGTGTTTTCCCCAATCCGGCCTTGCGCCAAATCATCTTGACCAACGACATGACCGGGGAGGACATCATCGTGCCTCCCGAGGAGGCGTAATGAATGTAAATCAGGTGGCAGGCAGCCTGCTGGGGTTGATGGGGGACAGTTTGTTTCCGGCCCGCCAGGTGAGCCATGCCCAATGGGGGGCGCTGGGGGAAGTGCTGTTCAAATCCTTTTTCTCCCCCAAGGACTTCCAGGACAGCCGCCGCTGGCGGGTGCAACCCCAGCAGCTGGTGCAGGGCTATCCCTCGCACCAGATGACCGGGGAGGACGAACGCACCGTGCGCATGACCATCGAGCTGCACAACGAGTTTAGCGACCTGACCAAGGCCCATATCGATCTCACCGACTTGGCCGAGAAACAGATCCCCCGTGGGCTGGTGGTCGGCACCGAGACGCTGGGGATGTTCACCGTCCGCGAGATGCCCCGCACCATCATTGAGACCCTGCCAAACGGCACCATCATCGCCGTCAGCTATCAGCTGACCCTGGTGGAAGTGCGCGATGAGGAGGCGGGCAAATGAGTACACAGGCCACCACCCTCGTCTCAATCCAGGGCGAACGCTGGGATGCCCTCTGCGTGCGGGCCTACGGGTCTGTCACCCAGCAGGCCATCAATGCCCTGCGCAGCGCCAACCAGGATGCTGCTCGTCGCACGGAAGGTTTTGTCCTGCCCGCAGGCTTGACCATCACCGTTCCCTCGATGGCGGCGCAAGCCATTACCCCGGTGGAGTTGGCCCCATGGCAGCGTTAGGCCTCATCAAGTATGCCGCTTTGCTGACCTGGGCCAATCGCAAGGTGAGTGAAGACCTGGCCCCTTACGTCAAGTCACTGAGCTATGTGGACAGCCTGCGCCAGGGCAAGAGCGAGCGGGATCAGGTCAGCCTGGTACTCGATAACCGGGGCGGCATCTTTACCGAAAAGTGGTTCCCCAAGGAGGGCGACATCCTCAGTCCCGGCGTGGTCTGGGAGCATCGCCAAGCCACACCGGGCAACCAGGCATCGAGCTGGGCCTGGGGGCGCTTTGAAATTGACAGTATCCGCTTTCGCTTCGGCCCTGACGAAGTGGTGATCGGCGCTTTGGCGGCAACGGCCAAGCGCGATGCCATGGAAAAGGCGCAGACCCGCGCTTTCAACAACATCAAGTTGTCAGCCCTGATCGCCCAGTTGGCCGCCGAGGCTGACATGCAGGGGGTGTTCAACGGCGAAGACGTGTTGCTCGATAGAGTCGAGCAGCGGGCCGAGAGCAGCCGGGATTTCTTGGCTCGTCTGGCGGGGCGCTATGGCCTGCCAGTATCGAACAAGAACCAGACCCTCTATGTCGGCACTCCGGAACTGCCCAGGCTCAAGCTGTCCCTTAAACGCCGCGATGTCGTGAGTCAGGCCGACTTCCCGATCACCAAACGTGATACCTACGGGGCCGTCATCATCGACTACTACGATGCCGAACAACGCAAGCAGATCACCTACCAGGCAGGCAATCCCGGTGCGCCAGAGGGGCGCACCTTGCGCCTCTATGACGTACCGGTGCGCAGCCTGGAAGAGGCCAAGCGCTACGCCGACAGCCAGCTATCGGCCACCGGCACCAAGCAAACGGCCTTTGGCCAACTGCAACTGATTAACACCCCCCTGGCCGCTGGCCAGCTGATTGAACTGACCGATGCAGGCAAGTTGCCCCCCTTGTGGAAGGTGGTTACCCAGACCACCAGCCTCGGCGGGCGCTGGATCTGCAATGCCAAACTGGAGCGCGCATCATGAGCCAGATCCCTTTATCCGATCTGCCAGAGCCACAGGTGATCCCGAACGACTACAACGGCACCCTGACCCGGCTCAAGAAGAACTACGAGGCCAGTACCGGCCATTATCCGCTGGTGTCCGACCCGGAGACCTTTGTCCTGGAGCAGGTTGCCTACGAGCGGGAGCTGCTGGTGGACGACATGAACCGGGAGGGTAAGCAGAACCTGCTGGCGTTCGGTGGGGGGGCCATGCTCGATCACCAGGGGGCCAGTGTGGACTGCGAGCGGCTGCCCGCAAGCCACGCATTGACCTCCTTGCAACTGACCCTCAAGCCTGGCCACCCGGCGTTCGTGCTGGAACCCGGCTTCAGCGTGCGGGCCGTGGATGGCCAAAGCCTGTTTGCTACCACGGACCCGTTCCCGGTTGCTGCCACGGCGGCCACCATCACGGTGGTTGCCCAGTGCCAGACACCCGGCACCCAGGCCAACGGGTTCTTGCCAGGGGAGATCACCGAGGTGGTGACCGGTCACCCCGAGGTGAGCGCCGCAACCAATACCGAGGTAAGCCAGGGCGGCAGTGAGATTGAGGACGATGACCGCTATCGCCAGCGCATCTACCTGGCCCCCAGCAAGTTCTCGGTGGCCGGGCCCTATGACGCCTATGAGTATTTCGCCCTGACCGCTAACGGGGCCATCAAGAACGTCAAGGTCTGGTCGCCAGCCCCCAACGATATCGCCATCTGCGCCCTGATGGCTGGGGGAGAGTCATCGACCGACGCCATCAAGCAGGAGATCGAAGACGTCCTTCGCGATGACAAGGTGCGTCCCCTGGGGGATCGCATCACCGTCGAAGACGCCGAGCAGGTACACAGCGACGGCACCTTCACGCTTGAAATCTTCAATGACTACAAGGCACAAGCCAGTGCCATAGAGGCCCAGTTTACCAGCGCCCTGGTCAGCACCCTGGCCCGCTGGAAAGAGCAACTGGGGCGCGACATCGTGCCGGAAGCGTTGACCGGGCTTGGCCAGAAGATCCAGGGCGTCTATCGCTGCACCACGTCGCTTGCGATGCGCACCCTGGAGCGCAACCAGAACCCGGTGGTGAGCATCACGGCCATCAACGTGGTGGTGGTCGCTGAGAACTCGGAAGGGGGGCGGTGATGCGGGAGTGGTTTATCGCCTTCAAGGATGCCGTGGACAGCATGGGCATGACAGCTGCCCTGGCAGGTCTGGCGCTGTTTGCCGCACTGGCACAGGCCGCCAGTTCGGATCGCCTGTCGGTCAGGGACTTCCTGATTGGGGCACCGATGAGCGGGTTTGTTATCTGGATGGCCTGGCTGGGTCTCAGTTACTGGGACTTGTCAGAGCCGATGCGGGTGTTTTGGTCGGGTGTTGCCGCGTTCGGGGCGCAGTGGATCCTGCGCGGCATGAACACGGTGCTGCGCGGGTTTTCGGAAGACCCGCTGGGCACCTTGATGAAACTCAAGTCGCTTTGGAGGAAACCATCATGATGGAGCACTTGAACCTGTTGTTTGCCGCCCTCGATGTGGTGGCAGGGTTGGTCGTGATGGGGCGGGCTGTGCGCTATCGCAACTGGGGGGTGACCGGCTTGATGCTGGCTTACGTCCTGCTCAAAGCCCCTTACACCGTCGGTCAAACCGAGTTCAAACCGGAGTTCTTTTTCTGGCTGGCCTATGACCTGGCCATGCTGGTGGCCATCTGGTTTGAGATGGGCAAGCGGAGGGAGGCATGAACGCGCTGCTATGGCGGGCCCTGCCGTGGCTGGGGTGCCTGCTGATGGTCTGGCTATGGCACCAGCAGGGGGTAACGCAGGCAGAGGCCGCACAGCGCCTGTCCCTCACCCTGTCCCAGCAAAGCGAGACCCTGACGGCCCAGGGCACCAGTATCAACCGCCTGCAAGAGGAGGTGGCCCGCAATAACCAACTCACCTTGCAGGTACAGAGCCAGGCAGGCCAGTTGCTCACCGAGCAGGGGCAGGCCCAGAAAGACATCAAGGAAACCATCATCCATGAACCGTGCCGCACTACTGAGTTGCCTGGCGCTGCTGCTGTGCGCCTGCGCCAGCTCGCCACCACCCCCCTTGATAAAAACTGAGGTGGTCAGGCTGGTCCCTCCGGCCAGTCTGACCGCCCCTTGCCCAGTACCACCGCTGAACCTCACGACCTGGGGTGCCGTGGTGGAAGAAGACATGCCCGCCATGATCGCGGCACTGCGAGCCTGCGATATCCGCATGACCGCGCTGCGCCAGTGGGCAGATAGCCAGAAGGAGTAACAGATGAAAACTTCACAACAAGGCGGCGTGACCGTCATGCACCATTTCGAGAGCTGCAAGCTCAAGGCCTACCCGGACCCTGGCAGCAAGAACGGCGAGCCATGGACCATTGGCTGGGGTCATACTGGCCCGGAGGTAAAGCCTGGTCTGGTCTGGACGCAAGCGCAGGCTGATGCCGCCTTCCTGGAAGACCTGCGCAGTTTTGAGCGGGACGTTGGATCACTGGTCAAGGTGCCACTGACTCAAGGCCAGTTCGATGCGCTGGTGTCGTTTGCCTATAACGTCGGCTCCGACATCGATGCAGACACCATCGCTGAAGGACTGGGGGATTCGACTCTGCTGCGCAAGCTCAATGCCGGTGACTATGAGGGGGCCGCCCAGGAGTTCAAGAAGTGGAACAAAAACGACGGCAAGGTGATGCGTGGCTTGATACGCCGCAGAGCCGCTGAAGAAGCGCTATTTCGTGGGATGACGGGCCAGCAGGCAATCGAGCAAGGGATGATGGCAGCATGATGCCACCCATAGAGAATGAACAAGGCCCGCAGTTGCGGGCCTTTTGTTTGACGGGGGTCAGGTGGCGGGCATCCAGGAATCAGGGTCTTCCCAGACCTCTTGCAC